ACAGATGGAGTTCTAAAACTCCTACATTTTGGAAAAAGGTACAGCGTATTGGATTAGTAGCAGGTGCATTAGGTGCAGCTCTTATTGCAGCTCCTATAGCTTTACCTGTGGCTTTAATTACTGCTAGTGGATACCTTGTTGCTGCAGGAAGTATAACAGCAGCTCTATCACAGCTTACAATAGAAGATAAAAAAGATACAGAAGATTAGGATAATTACGTATTTTTACTTATATTATATTATAGTTATTTGTAAAAAACATGGATACTCCCATTATACTTTTTGTAGTTGCCTCAGTACTAGGACTTATAGGATTTTTCACTAGAACAGCTTATGCTACAATCATCAAAGATATCAAGCAACTATCTGATGATAGCCATAAACATTTTGAAGAACAAGGTAAGCTAAGAGGCAAAATAGAATTGCTTGAACAAGAGCACCGCCTTAAGTATCAGTTGATCCAAGAGACAACTCAACAAGAGATCAAGAACATGGCAACTAAAGTTGGAGAATTATCTGATATGGTTGGAGAGCTTGTTAGAGTACAATTAAATGTAAGACCATGAATTTAAGTACAAACGTATCTCTTAAAGAATTCTGTCACAGTAATACTGCTGTAGCAAAAGGAATAGATAATACCATTACAGATCCTGTGCATTTAGTAAATGCTAAAAGATGGGCAGATAACGTATTTCAACCAATAAGAGAACATCTAGCAAAAGCAATCAAAATAAACTCTGGTTATAGATCTAAAGCACTTAATGCTTCTATTCCTGGTTCTTCTAATAAATCACAACATTGTTTTGGTGAGGCCGGAGATCTTGATTTACATGATAGAGATTTATTTGAGTGGATCATTGATAATGTTACCTTTGACCAGATGATATTTGAAGGTGGTACTGAAGATAGTGCAGACTGGTTCCACATATCATACAGAGAAGGAAGAAACAGAAAAGAGGTTTTAAGAATGAAAAAGGTTGCAGGAAAAAGTAAATACCTACCATACAAAAGAAAATAATATGGCAAAGAAAAAGAATATTAATGCAGATGTAGTAGTTGGAGACACAAAAGTTAAAGTAGAAAAAACTACAAAAACTACAAAAGTAAAAATAGTAACTCCTAAAGTTGATGTTGAATTAACTAAAGAGGATGATATTAAAGAATTTAAATTAGATTCTGAAAAACTAGATGTTACAGTTACTAAAGAAGGTAACGTTACAGTAGTAGCAGAAACAAACTTCCTTAAAAGACTAGGTACTCTAATAGGTAAAATCTTTAAAAGATGAAGTTTAGAAACGGGTGGACAGCAAAAAACAAACTTTGGGATAAGTTTGCCATTAGACTGAGACTAGGTGCAGTTGATCTATTAATTATAGAAGCAGACATATCTAGAGACTTCTACATGCTAACTGTCCTAAACTTTACACTTAAAAATAGATAATAACCTAAGCTAATACTTTAACCCAACTGGTCTAACTGGTTGGGTTTTTTGTTTTTAAATTTTATTAGTTTAAACCTTTTTAGTATATTTGCTAAAACCAATAATTAATATCATGGAAAACCAAGTTGAAGAAATGGAGTTAACTCCAGAAGAATTAGCACAGAGGAAAGAAGAAATGCTAGCCTTCTACACTGAATCAATGCTTTATCTAAAAGCTCAGCATGAGTATGAAGACATGCTTATGAAGATTGATGAGTGTAGGTTTAAGAGAGCAACTTATCAAATGCAGTATGCAATGATGATGAATCCACCACAGGAAGATCCAGCAACTCCTGAAGAACTAAGAGAAGAACTCAAACAAGAAGCTGGAAGGAAACTTAAGAAATCATAATCATGGCTTTAGTAAATCAAGTACAGAAGCGTGTAAGAATGCCTAAGTGGGAGATTGTAAAGTTTCAGATATTAACTCATTGCTATATTAACCGTATAGCAGTGAGTGAGTCTGATCTTAACTGTCTTACATTACTTAGTTTCAATGAACCTATTGAACTTACACATTTTTGTTATGATGCTTCAGCTGAAGAGGAATGGATTTTTAAATCACCACAAACAGTGCGTAACTGTATTAATAAAGCAGAGAAGAATAATTTAGTAATCAAAGACACTAGTAATAAGAAATTGATTATGGTTCATCCTGCATTAAAGATACAAACGCAAGGTACAGTTATGCTTGATTATAAATTCTTAGGAGATGATACCAAAGAAACCGCAGATAATAATTAGAAAAATAGCGGAGGAAATGGATCTTCCAGAATCTATGATAGATGAAATAGTAAACTTTTACTATAAGGAAATAAGAAAAAATCTATCAAGTTTAGAACATATCAAGTTAAACTTACCTGGTTTAGGAGATTTTATAGTTCATAAAAAATCAGTTGACAGGTTAACCAATAAGTATGAGATCTTAAAGAAAAGATATAACATGGATACTTTTGGAAATTATCATAACATGAAACAAGCAGAGCACAAACTTAGTAGGCTTCTACATAGTAAAGCTCTAATAGATGAGTTTATTAAAAAGAAAAAAGCATTTAGAGATGGCAGGAAAAATAATGGATCTGTGGAAGAATAGAAAACAAATCATGGAAGGAGTAAAGAACTCAATTATCCGTGATGAATTTGTAGAAGAAATAGCATCATATAGAATGGATATATGCACTACATGCATACGCAAGGACATAGATGGTAAGCATTGCTTAGTACCAGGTACTGCTCCGTGTTGTAATTTATGCGGATGTTCTCTTCAGTTTAAAACAAGATCATTGTCATCTTCATGCCCAGATCATAGATGGTTCTCTTTAATATCAGAAGAAGATGAAGATAAACTAGATAACTTAGACTAATATGAAACCAGAACAAGTAAATATAGATGACCAGATTAAACAGTATTATGACTCAGGACTAGAGCATAGCATTTATGGATCAGTGAGTACTACTATTGGGGATGGTTTGTGGTCACAGATCACAACTGATAATAGTAATGTATATAAAACACCTACAGATCTTTTAGAAGAAAGAATGGATAAACTTGAGTTAGATAACAAACTTCTAAGACTTAAGATACTTGGTATGGAAGGTAAGTTTACTCAGGAAGAAATAAGTAATATACGGAAGATGTTAATGTCACAAGATGAAGCATCTAAAACAGTAGCAGAATCTATAATAGAAAACGCATGAGTATAGTATTTAATGCTGCAGATCATAGCTACAAAAGTATAGAAGCAGATGAGATAAAATGGATAAGTGTTACATCACTTGTTTCTCAATTCAAGAAACCATTTGATGCTAAAGCTGTATCTGAAAGAGTAACTAAGTCAAAGAGATCTAAATGGTTTGGTATTAAACCTGATAGGATACTAGAGATCTGGGATGGTGAAGCTAACCGTGCTACTACATTAGGAACTTATTATCATAACCAAAGAGAAACTGACTTATGTTCTTTTGCTTCTATAGAAAGAGATGGTGTTACTGTACCTGTTATAACCCCTGTAGAAGAAATAGATGGTCTTAAACAAGCACCACTACAAAAGCTAGATCCGGGAGTATATCCTGAGCATATGGTATTCTTAAAGTCAGCAGGCGTATGTGGACAGTCAGACCTTGTAGAAGTAGTCAATGGACATGTAAACATTACAGACTATAAGACTAATAAAGAGATTAAAACAGAATCATTTAAAGATTGGGAGGGTGTATCAGAGAAGCTTCTTATGCCAGTTAATAACTTAGAAGATTGTAACTTTAATCATTATGCCTTACAGTTAAGTATCTACATGTATATAATACTTAAGCATAATTCAAAACTGCAGCCAGGAAAGATGTATATTCACCATGTTGTATTTGAAGAAGAGGGTAAAGATGAGTTTGGATATCCTATTACTAAATATGATCATAATAATGATCCAGTAGTAAAAGAAGTTATACCAATGCTAATACCATATCTTAAAGATGAAGTAATAAGTATTATTAACTGGTTATATGATAACCGAGACAATATTAAAAAGAAATGATAGCTAAACTATTTGATGTACAGAATGGAGTAGTGATACCCTCTGAACACTGTTATACACTTAAGTCATTAAAAGATATCATGGATAACTATCCTGATGATCATCTTAAGATATACTTGTACTTATTCTATATGACATATCCTAATCCAGATCTTAATCCATTCTTTAATGTACCACATATGGATAAAGAAGAAATGATTCTAACAGAAATACAAGCAGACTTCTCTATAGAGGATGATGATATAGTAATAGCACTCAAAGCATGTGCAAGAATGTATGAAACTCCTATCTCACGCGCGTATGAGGGAATGCAAAAAGCTTTAGATAGAATATCTAGATACTTAGGCACAGCACAAATTACTGATGGTAAAGATGGTAACATAGCTCAAATTAGAGCACTAGCCAAAGACTTTGATGGTATTAGACAATCATTCAAGGGTATATATAAAGATCTTCAGGAAGAACAACAGAGCAAGGTAAGAGGTGGAATTGGTATGGCGTATGATCAATAACTATGAGTGAGATTTATAATGATATACCAACTTGGGATAACGGTACTTGGACTGTAACCAATTTTGATTCTAGAGAAGAGTTTAGAACTTTTATCTTAACAATCTTTGATGAACCAGGTAAGTACAAATTCAATGAGGATACTAATAATATCTTTAATGAGCAGGCTAGATTATTTAGGCAAAATAATATTTACTGTGCTGCACCGTTTAGATCTAAAGACTTTATTAAATACTGGGATAATCAAAAAGAAAAATGTAGAAAGGGTATAATAGTAAAATCTGGTACTACTTCATGGTATCTATCAAGAGACTATTATATGTGGTTAAACTTCTTACCTATCTTTGATAAGGAACAACAGAAGTTTGACTTTGCTAAAATCAGAGATGCCCAGTATCATATGGCACTATATGAGATTCTAGCAGAACTACATTATAAACATGCAGCTATTCTTAAGAAACGTCAGATAGCATCATCATACTTTCATGCTGGTAAACTTATAAATCAATTATGGTTTGAGGCAGGGGTAACACTTAAGATGGGTGCATCACTAAAAGATTATATAAATGAGAAAGGTACATGGAAGTTCTTATCTGAGTATGCAGCCTTTCTTAATGAGCATACTGCTTGGTACCGTCCTATGTCACCGGATAAAGTAATGATGTGGCAACAGAAGATTGAGGTAAGAAAATCAGATAGAAAAACAGAAGTAGGTTTAAAAGGTACACTACAGGGAATGTCTTTTGACAAGGATCCAACTAATGGTGTTGGTGGACCAGTTAAATACTTCTTTCATGAGGAAGCTGGTATTGCTCCAAAGATGAATAC